GCCCTTTCGGGCTCCCTCTTTGGCCTCTTGGCCAATTTACCTTGCACAATTGTGTTTAGGTAATGTGGGTGCCTAACCTAGGAGCTCATTATGAAGACGCCAACTATTGTTGCCTTGTCAGATCTTAAGAGTATCTCCTTCGTACCTCCCATTAGGGATCGTATTGAAGAAGTTACTCAGGAAAATCTTCGAGCTTTGCTTGAAGATGATCCTAAGAAATGGCTGGAAGCTTTAGCTGACATCCTCCAGAGTGTTTCGGCCCTTGCTAGAAAGCAAGCGTCTATTTACTCTGATGAGCCTTAGTTAAGCGCTCCTTCTTTCCTTCTGGTGGATAGCTGGGTCGCACCCAGTCCTACACCTCTAGGAGTCTCTAACTAACTGGACTGTATTATGGATCAATATTCTAAGGTATCCGCTAATGACTCGTTCGAGTGGGGCTATGGTTCTTACAAAGCCCTTTCTGGAATTGTCATTAAAAATAACGATAAGCTTGTTGATCGTCAGACCAACTCGTTTACCGGTTATCGGAATCCATATTGGAAGAGTCAGGTTCGTAACAATCAGAATGCAACTACGCCAGCTTCTGGCGTGATGTATTCTAGGCGTTACGTGACTCACCATTTGGAGTACTACCGTAGTTATATTGACCGCAATACTGGCTTAGTCTATCAGGATGAGTCTATTGACTGGTATGGTTCTCGAACCATGCACAGCCTTGTAGGCTTTCCAGGTAGCCCGCCCCAGTCTGTTATTGACCGTGTTAGGAACCAGTGTATTCGTCGGTTCTTGGACCGCTGCGAGTCTATCCGGTCTACTTTCGAAGCCGGACAGGATCTCGGAGAGTACAAGGAGACCCTCGAATCTGTGAAGCATCCGATGCACTCAATTCAGAAGTACACTCTTGCCTACTATGCCAAGCTAAAGAAAGTTCGGCATAAGTATAGGAGGAATGTACCTTCTTTAAAGAAAGTGCTTTCGGATAGCTACCTTGAATGGCATTTTGGTATCTCTCCCTTTGTTGACGACGTTGCATCTGCAATCGCCGATCTTCGTAGGCAGAGATTACCAGTTTACCCGGTTCACGCTCGTGCTCATGAGCGCTATAACGGCACTGCCGGTATAGTTCCCTATAGCACGATTGGGTTCTCGAGTATGCCAAATACTGTATATGCTAGGTACAATTCCTATGGTACCTATAATGTTCAGTATAAGGGAGCTATTAGGAGCGGAGTGGACCCCAGTGGCGCAATCGGTTTGGCTCAAGCTTACCAGCTTGATTTGCCTCACTTTTTGCCTACCGCCTGGGACCTCATTCCGTATTCCTGGCTTGTTGATTTCTTCCTCAATGTTGGGGAAGTTATCAGAGGTCTTAGCTTTGTTACAGCCAATCTAACCTGGGGGTGCGTTACAACTGTGCAAGATGAGTACATCACCTGTGGTGATGTATATTATGATGCACCTGCTGTTTCGCCACCTTCTGGTACTAGATTGGGGACTAACAGAACTATTACCCACACTGGTAGCGGGTACTCGCTTAAGCGGACATTTAGTCGTGGCATTCTGACAGGTTCTGATCTCGTCCCTACGTTAACCGCAAGGTTACCGCATACGATGTATCAGTTTGCTGACATCGGTGCCATCCTAGTTTCCCGCTTTACTAAGCTTGTACCATTCTTTTAACGTAGTCCATCTTTGGAGTGACATTATGTCCTTCACCCTTACCTCACCCATTACAGGTGGGGCCCAGACTGGTTTTACGTCTCCGACGTATACCATTGCTACCGATACAGCTCCGACAAATACTGGTAAACAGTATGCTGTCACTGCTCTCGGTGGTACGCAGACGGGGGTCGATGCTTCATCGTCCCCGTCACGCCCGTTTACCGTAACCCTCCAACGGCCAGCTGTCCTTCGACAACTTCCCGCTGTGGATCCGGTGACTGGTGTTCTCCGCTCCGTCCCAATGAACATGTACAAGATCATCGTTCGCAAAGGCGTTACTCCACTTACCGGGCAAGCTGCTCGCACGATGCTCATTTCGTGCGATATAGCTGTTCCGGCTGGAGCCGACTCTGCAGACGCTGCCAATGTACGTGCGGCTCTGTCGCTTTTGATCGGTTCTTTGAACTCGATCTCGGCGTCGATCGGCGATACGCTGGTCACGGGGGTCATTTGACTCCTGTGAAGCAGTGGTTCTCTGATCATTTCAGTGCCATTCTCGCTACTGCCATTGCGGTTTCAAAGGCGGGCTTGCTTGGAAAGGCAGGCCTTGCAATTGTTTCCGCTGTAGCGGCAGCCTGTGGGGTTATGCACTAAGGTAACTTAGTGTTCCTCACAGTGGGTCGGTTCGGAGGTGCAACATGGGCCTTAGTCCTGTCGCTCTTTACGATGCCCTTTATAAAGATGTAGGCCACTACCTCGTTTCAGGTTTTAACCTGCGAGATAGCGACTTGTCTTATAAGCGCTTCGTCTGCTCTTATCTTGAGCGCTCTATTATCCGTAAATGGATACCTAGAGACTCGAGAGAAGCTGATAAAAACGCTTATAACAAGTTTATAGAGGCTAATAACCTCTGTAAGTCCTGGTTTCTCTCTACCGAGATGGATACCTTATCCTCGATCATTATTGGTGAAACCAAGAAGATCTTAGATGAGTTTTTTCATCCTGGTGGAGAGCTCCTTGTCGACTCATATTTTGACTTAATCAAATTGGGTCGACCTGGACCGGGAGTCAACTATGGTTCTGAAGGTACTTGCTATTATAGCAAATACTTTAGTTCCAAACTGACTTCTACATCTCCATACCTATACGATGAGTATAGACGCTATACTGAATGGATACCCACTTTCTCCGAAGCGGAGCAAGTCCGCTACGAGAATTACGGTCCTCCTCAGATAGTGAAGGGTAGTAGATGTAGCTTCGTCCCAAAAACCACAGCAGTAAGCCGGATGATTTGTATCGAGCCCTCACTGAATATGTTCTATCAGTTAGGTCTCGCTACGATACTAGAGGAGCGTCTTAGGTCATACTTTCGTATTGACCTTAAAACTCAACCTCTAGTGAATCACCGGCTGTCACGTCTCGGATCTATAAACGGACTATTGTCCACTATAGACCTGAGTTCCGCTTCTGATTCCATCTCTCTAAAGTTGTGCGAATACATACTACCTAAGTGGTTCTTTGAACTACTTTTGGTCCTACGTTCTCACACGACTGAGATCGATGATGAAGTGGTTACGTTGAATATGATGTCTACGATGGGGTGTGGTTTCACATTCCCGCTGCAGACCATTATATTCTCTGCTATTCTCAAGGCTGTCTCCACTATTTGTGGGCGCAGCGATATCGAGAAAACTTGGAGTTGTTTTGGTGATGACCTCATCTGTTCTAGCTTTTGCTATGACAGGGTTGTCAAAACCTTGCAACTCTTTGGGTTCTCGATTAATCTTGAGAAGTCCTTTAACCAGGGCTGGTTCAGGGAATCGTGCGGGGCAGATTGGTTTCATGGCCAACCTGTCCGTCCTGTCTTTATTAAAAGACTTGACCGTCCGCATGATTACCTTGTCGCCATAAATCAGTTAAACGAATGGACCGCATATACCGGTATTGCTTTATACAATACTGTGAATCTATTATTCAAGAATGTTGGGAAGAAGTTTCTTTACTTCGTCCCACTCTCTGAAAATAATGATTCTGGTATACGCGTTCCATCCGCTTTCATCAATCCCAACTTTAATCGGAATGGCTCTTTTGTCTATAAGGCAAATGAGACCAAACCAACTAAGGTCGTTATTGGTGAAGGGAGTATCCATACTCCTAACCGACGGAAATGGTTATATAATCCTCCCGGACTATATATGTCATTTCTTTTTGGCGAGTTGGTTGACTGTACAATTTCAGTTAGGCATAACCGAAAATTGTACCGTTCGAGGCTACGATGCAGTCCTAATTGGGACTACATCCCTACTGACAAGCTTACTAATGGAGTAAACTTGTCACTGCAGCAGTGGAACACTGCTG